CGATCTATAAGCTCTTTCTCTCTCTGAAGTTTAGCTAAAAGTATTTTAACGTCAGTATTGGCTCTACTCATTCCGTCTTGAGCATCTTGAAACTCTAACTCTTTAACATCTTTAGATAGTTTAAGTCTAGAGTCATACTCAAATTTACTAAAGGCTTTCGCTCTTAAGGCTTGAGCATTTGATTTAGCATCTTTAGTTTTCTCATCATCCTCTTCTATTCTATTTCTCTCTTCTATAAAAGCATCAAAAGATTCTAACCTAGTCTTCAAATCATTATTATAAATTGCTAAATGCCTTTTAGACCTTAAAACTTCTATAGCTTCTAAATCTTTGTCCGTAAGATTCATAACTCCCGAATCTCCACGACCTTGTATTGCGTTTAAGTTTCTATTACTCCCCTCCATTACTTGCTGAAACTCCTCAGCTTCCTTTTTTAAGGCTTCAATATCTGCGGCACTCATTATACGTTCAATATAAGCGTCTGCATCTTCATTTGCAAAGCCTAGCGTTACAAGCTCTTGAATTGCGAACTGAGCACCTATCCATTTATCGAACTTACTTACATTTTTATCTGAAAACAAATCTAAGTAGGAGGTTGTGCTTTCCATCGTGCTTCTCCAAAAATCAGAATCCCCTATGTTTAATTTAAAAGCATTGTAAGCTGTGGACATTTTATCCATAGCAACAGCGGTCGAGTCAATATTCTCTTCTAAGGCTTTTTGCTTATTAGCAGCACTAAGAGTTACGTCTTGATTCTCAGCTAAAACTTCATTGTAAGTTGCAGCGTTATCTCCCGCAAGAGAGAATATAGCGGTAAGCCCACGAACATTACCAAACATTAATTCAATATCTCTAGGGCTAGTCTTGTAAACATCATTTAATCTTTTTAATGTTTCAGTAAACCCTACCGCCTTCATTTGAGCAGCACCAATAGGAATGCCGTACTTAACAAATAAATCTCTAGAAGCAGATGCAGGTTTTTGCATTTGAGATATAGCGGCACGAAGAGCTGTTACCGATTTTGCAGCATCCAAACCTGAACGAGTTGTAGTTGCAATAGCAGCCCCTAACTCTTCTATAGATATACCTGATGCAGCAGCGAAAGGAACAACAACCCCTAATGATTTAGAGAGTTCAGCCACAGTTGTTACACCGAACTTTTGAGTTGTGAATAAAACATCGCTAACTCTAGACGCTTCAGTAGCCTCCATGCCGTAAGCATTAAGAACTGTAGTTAAACCCATTGTAGCATCTTTTAAGGTCGTAACCCCTGCAATAGCTAACTCAGATGCTTCATTAAGAAATTTGACAGCGTTACCACCCGAAACACCCGCAGAGACAGCGTTAAACATAGCCTTGTTAACATCCTTAATAGAAAGACCAAACTCTTTGGATAATTGAATAGAGCCTTTATATAAGTCGCCGCTAAATAATCCTGTGTCGTCAGAACTCATTAGAGTTGTCACATTCTTTACTCCTTGTTCAAACTCAGCAAAAGCCTTAACGCTACCACCAATAAATCTAGTAATCCCTTTAACTACTAGCATTGCTGCTCTAATCTTTATAGCCAACTTACCAAAACTTGCTATACTAGAAGCAAGAGATTTGTTTTGTTTTTTCTTGGCTGTAGTGTTTTTTCTTGTTGCTGCAGTGTTTTGGTCTAATACGCCGCTTTGAAGTTGTATTGCTCTTTTTTGCTTCTTAATCTTTTCAGTTAGATTACCCGCCTGCTTCTGACTTGCAATATCAGCCCCTTTATGGTTAGCCTTTTTCTTTAATAAGTCTTGATATTGTTTATTTAACTGCTTTAATTGTATTTCAAACTTACCTAATTGGTCTCTTCCTTCGATACCAAATTTAATTACGTACTCATCTGTAGCTTTAGCCATTTTATTCTATTCTTTAATAATTAGTACCTGTCTTAGTTACCAACAACAACTCAACCTCTGTTGGTTCTCCTGAGAAGTTAAAATCTTTTATTTTATTAACTATATATAACTCGTTACCTATCTTTACTAGCTGTCTAAAATTAATACCTCGAACCTCTTCAGATGTTAGCATTATTTCTGCTGTAATTATTTTATCTCTCATCGTTAGCATATCTACTAAGTTTTTGTGATAAGAAGAAAATAGACTAGAAGATTCATTAGCATTAGACTCTAAGTCTGAAAAGACAACGCTTGGTGTTTCGCTTTCAAAAGGGAAGTAAGAGCCAACCTCTAAATAAACAGGAGTCTTAAATTCAACATATCTAAATAGCCCTGAAAAAGAACCAAGACTAGATGAGTTGTCTATTTGAAACGGTTGATTTAAAGAGTAATGAATCCCAGGAATTTCATCAGGCAATGCTCCATTGACCTGCGCTAACGAGTCTATATATTCAAAAGAAAGGTCAGTATGTTTTAAGCCTTTTATTAAACACAATTTATATTCGTGAGAGTTATTCGCGCTAGGCTTTTGTTCAGGTATTGAAGGTTCTAAGGTTGACTTCGGCTCACTCCAAATTCTAGGCAACCATAAGCTTCTTGTTTTTAAGTTGTCTGTTTCTGCTTGAGTCGTAGTGCTTAAAGGGTTTCCTGCGTTTGTTCTGCATATAAACTTAGCGTATCCCATTTTTAATGCAGAAAATATATTTAAAGAAACAGTATCTTCTTCTTTTTCAGCAAAAGGATTTGCAGAGTTAGATAAGCCTCCTAAGAATGAATTGACTTTTTTATCGCCAAACCTTATACTTGAACCTCCTGCCGCAGACCTTTTAAGGCCAAAGTCAGAAGAATCATCCTTCATTGAGTATATTAAATCTCCTGAAATTATTTCGTTGTTTGAAATAGATGTTATTAATGATTTTTCAGTTAAATCTTTATACCCAAAAGAGTCGCCATTAAAGTCATAAAAATCACTAAAAGGTTCTGTGGTAATCTCTCTAGTTAAAGGGTTTACAGACCATAAAAGGTTAAATGCTTTAGTTATATCTGATATAAAGTCTATAGCCTTAACGTCAGGTAAAACCTCTAAATAACTAACCCTTGGAGTTGCAATATTATTATAAATATTAACATATTTACCCTCCATTGGTGCTACAGACTTAGAAGCCTTCATTCTTAAATCAAGCTCATTAACAATAAAGCTATGATTGAATGTTTGGTCAGCCCCTCCAATACCGACAGGCTGTATTTGCCTTGACCCCGAAAGAACTACAACATTATATTTCTTCCCCTTCTCTAAGTATTGAGTTCTAGCTAAAGAAACTCTAGTATCAGAATATTCTGTACTCAAAAACTCTACCGAACTTTCGTCGTATAAATCAAAGGCATTAAAGATTAAAGAAGAAGGGCTGGAATAAATATCATCTAGCGCAAAAGACTCTTCAATTAACATAACAGTTAAAAAAGTTTTTGACTTTGTTTCTTGCAAGCTATTTGGGACACTAGCAGGATTTAAGAATCCTGACCCAACGCTATTCAAGTCGAAGTTTATAGCAATATCTAAATCATAATAATCTGATTTGTTTACTTGAATAAAAGACTTGCTAGCACCTAAATTGTTCTGCTTTAGTTTTGATTTTAACCCTTGAGAAGTGTTATAATAGTTTGAGGTAGTCCCGCCTAAGACACCACTAACATCTTCATAAGAGTGAGCGCTCATTTCATCTTGATTAACTATGTTGCATTTAATATAAGCCCAATTCAAATAGTAGCCATATTGTGAACCTGTTCCGTCTGTAGGAGCTTTTAAGTGATAAGCAGGAATAAAGGGTCTAGAGTCTAATTCTATAGGGGCTCCTACGACAACTATACCTGAAGAAAAGGCTGACATTTGAGATGCGCCTCCAACTAAAGAGGGGTTAAAAGATATATCTAAAGCGGTTTTCTCAATGAAGAAATCAGGCTTAGACATATTAGGAGCTATGGAAGCTAGCCTATCGTTTAAAGAAGCAAAGTCAAAAGAAAAATCCCCGTCAGGCTCGCTATTCTCATTAAAGAAATTACTATTTAACCTGTAGTTAATTAATTCAAAAATATTTTCTAAAACTTTTTTTATAGAAAAAGCTGCCTTTATATTTCCCCAACCAACATTAACTGCGTCAGGATTTTCTGAATCCCTAAAAACCCACCTTCCATTGTCTACCATAGGAAAGAATATTTCATTGTCTAGACTAGCATTTATTGCGCCCGACATAATGGTTTCCATGTTTATGTCGTAGTAATCAGACTGTAAAGACTTTAACTCAATGTCTTTTAATAGCTCAACCCAATGTGAATTTCCTGAAGTTAAATTAATCTCTAAAGAATCAAATCCGTTTTCGTTTAATTTAGAACCTAAAAGATTTGCGTATCCTGAGAATGTATTAACCCCTTCAACTTTTAAATTAAACTTAGGGCTAGAGATGTTTTCGTTAAACTTATTTGATATAGAGTTTATTTCATTTTCAAACTCAAAAGCTAGTTTGTTTTTTGCAGTAGCGGGTATGCTGATTGTTTTTGAAAAGTCAGAAGAGCTTTCGTCTAAACTTCTAAAATCTTTTATAGAAGTTGTTATTGGAACTTCAAAGTCATCAAACAAATCTAAGGAGATGTCTTTTTTTACGTTTGTAAGAGAGCTTTCAGTTATCTCTACCTCTACTGAGTCAAGTATAACATCTAAATACCCTGAAGTGCTCGAAGTGTAAAACTCAAGTAATATAAGTGAGGCTATAGCTGGGCTGTTAGTTATAGGAGTTGTTACGGTAAAAGTGTGAGTACCGCTTGTTCCTATAATCATATCTGAAGTTAATATGTCATCAAATTGGCTTTGCTTAATTCTCACTCTAGTTTCTGAGTGAATGTAAGGAACTTTAACAATAATAGAAACACTAGCTTTATTAAGAATACTTTGACTAGGAAAGAATACATGTCTAATAAATAAATCTCCTTGATTTATAAGCCCTTGATACAAGCTATCATTTAAGTAATTCCAATGCTGAACTCTAATAGCAGAGCTATAAGGAGCTAGAAGATTATCGGCATTACTTGTTGTTTCGTCTCCGTACTTTATAAACCTTTTTTTAGGTATATCTAAACTAGAACCTGATGTAACTCTTACATAATCAAGAACCACATCAGTATTCCCTATAGCAGACCCTTTTTCGATGGCAGTCCTGCTTCTAAGTCTTAGCTTAGTGCCTTGAACCTCTAAAGGAATAGTTATAATCCCTACTGAGCTTATTAAGCCAAAAGGAGTCCCGCCTCCTGTATCTACAACTAACGGCTCGCTACTCACTCCAACAGAAATAACTTTTACATTTATTGATACTGTTTCTCCAAAAGGAATATTTAATTCAGCTCCTTGGGTAACTATAGGTGTAAGTCCTTCTGAGGAATCTCCTGAAGAGAGCTGAGCTGCGCTTTGATAAGATAATTGTCCTTGAGATGTTCCAAAAACAGAGCAGTAATGATTTTTTGAATTTTCAAATTTAATTGACTTAAGTGCATAAGCAGCCGTAACAAAGGTTTGTTCATCACTCTTGTCTGCAAATATATGCAAGTCAGCAGAGCCTACTTTTAATGTAATAGTTTTTTCTATAGGTAATGCTACACTCGTACCTGCTG